ATGACTTTACATCAACTGTAAAACCTGTCTGATATATTCTAGCAAGAGTGATAGATATTTTATTTGTAAACTCTATAACTTTTCGTATACCATTATTAGATTTCTCTATAGCATTAATTTGCTTATCGTATAACTGTTTAGTTGCCCATACATCAGCAGATAAATAATGTGATAGTTCTGCATGTGGTATTTCATCTGTATTATACCCTTGCTTAAAATACTCTTTCAATGTTCCTTGCTTTTTAGTTTCTAAATTATGTTTCATTGCACAGGCTTCAAGGGATAATGGTTCTTTGATACCTCTCTGTAAAATATATTCAGCTAACATAGTATCATATACATTACCATCATACTCAAAACCACACTCCCACAACCAAAGTAATTCATGTACAACATTATGACATATAAGAAGTGTTGTTTGATTTAATATACTTTGTATCTCTGCATGGTAAGAAACATTTACGTCATCTGTTCTATATAAATACTCTCGACCATTTACAATAAAGCCAACCATTACAAGTTTATTGTCAGGTTCAAATGGGTCAAGATGTGTCTTACCATCTCTTTTTGTTGTTGTATTTTCTACATCTAATACTGTTATCATTTTAACTCCTAATCTCTGTGTCCATAAGGTTCTGCATCTTGACCCATAATATGAGTGCAACCACTAGGTGATTCATCACAATTTGGGTAACTATAACATGCTATGTGTGGGTCAACATATTTTATCTTTAACACTTTATACTTTATAAAAGACTTTATCATACTAGCAGGTATTTTAAACCAATAAGTATACGTAAACTCCCAATATCCCCAATTTTTATCTTCCCAAACACCGTCGCTTACTTTAGACAAACCTCTATCTGATTGTATCTCTCTAACATAATGTTTGTATTCAACATAGTAAAACCACAATTCTAAAAATGTATCTTCTATCTTAGTTTTTTTTCTATCACTTTCATAATATTCCCAAAACATATCTTCACGATACTCACTAAAATATTTTCTGTGATAAGAAAAATCATATAGTTTATTTGTTTTTTTTACGTGTCTATAATACCAAATTAAATTTGTTACAATACGTTTTATAAATGACATGTTCTTTTTTAATACTTTCATGATTCATACCTTGCTGTTTTATAATCAAATTCACTATGCACTATTCCATGCCAACCTGTCAACTTATTTTTTACTAAGTTTAAATGTCTCATAGAATCTTCTTCATCCTGACCCTCTACAGGTGGGTTCTTTGCAATCAGTATCATCAGGTCAGCTTCTGCAGCTTTTCCTGTTCTAGACCCTTCCATCATAGCTTGGTTCAGCACAACCTTATTCTCTGCTTCTGCAGATAGTTGAGACATATAAAATATAGCACAGTTGTGCATCTTAGCAATCTGTCTTGCATGTATAGCATTTGCTTTTAATGCTTCGTCTGCTCTTGCAAAGCCACTTGTCCTAGCAAACTTATCACCCATGTCTAATACAACTACGTCAGGTTCTACAGCCTTACATACTGATTCCACCCATGCCATATCTTTACCTGTAGCATCTTTAATCAATAAGTTTTCTTTTATGGGTGCAAATAAATCTCTAGCCTTACTAGGGTTTTCTTTTATCTCCCATTTGTCCATACCTGTTGCAGATGTTAGATACCTCATGCCAACTCTATGACTACCTTCTTCATTACAAAGTATCATACATTTAGCACCTTGTCTTGCAAACCCATTGACTCCTGCAATGAGACTTGCATGAAAAGATGTCTTACCTGTATTAGGTCTTGCACCTACTTCAATAAGATGTCCTGCATTAATGCCACCAATCTTACGAGCAAGTGACTCTATATTAAATGTCCATCTTGCTTCAAGGTCATTCATTGATAGTAATGTGTCAACATCTATGTCATCCCATGTGACATTAATATTAGGTATTAAATTCTCGGAGTAAGACTCAAGAATATTTCTAATGGGTTCAAGTGTGGAAAGACTACCATTAACATAGTCAAAACCAATGTTAGCAATATCTTCACCAATAACTTGCTGAAATAATTTAGATAGTACCTCTTGTGCAACGTCATCTCCCATTGTTTGCTCTTTTTTAATCTGATTAAACAGACCTTCAAATGCATTCTTCTGTGCAGTTGTCATAGATGGATTACCTGATACAAACAGAGCATGTATCTCATCAGGTGTAACTGACCTTTCATACTTTTGCATAGCAACATCTAATGCTTGTTTTATCTTACGAACATCTTTGCTAAACAATCTGTCAGGACACTTTGCTCCTCTGTGATTATCATAAAAATCTTTCTCCATTAAACTACGTATAAGTGCTAATTCCATGTTGGTTCTCCTTTTGGGGTTAATAGGTTTAAGTTTATTAAGTCTTCTTCTTTACGATATTTTAAATCATCTGTCAACCGTAAAACTTTTACTGTGTTTACATGCCCTCTTAATTCTTTTGCAAACTGCATAGTTTTGGGTAGGGCATCAGGGTCTAGTGCTATAATTGCTGTTGAGAATCGTGAGAGATACCGTTTGTGAATATCAGTAAGTGTCGTACCCAACACAGCTACCCCAACGTATACTTCACCTCCAATACATAAGGCACTCAAACAATCCTCAACAACGACTGCCACATTACCACATCCAAAGGTAAAAGGCAACCCACTATTACCATATTTTTTCCACTTAGGTAATCTCTTACCTAGTGACCTTCCTATGGCATCTACTGTCTTACCGTTCTCATGAATAGGAAACACAACTCTGTTATCTTTCACATCATGTAAGAACTCAACAGTATTACTATCTATATTCCTATCACGAAACCAATTAAGAATATAGTTATCTTTTGATTGTACAACAAATTCAGGTAACACAAACTCACCTTGCTCTTTCATTTGTCGTACACCCTTTATTTCATCTACAGACATTCTTGTTCTTGTAGTACCTTTAATATTACAAGATGCCTTATAGCAATTCCAAACAAGTGAACCCATGTTATTTGTAATAGTAAATGTATTATAACCACCACATGTAGGACAGTTCATTCTTCTTGTTTCTCCTACAGTTATATGTATATCTTTTATAATATCATGTATATTATATATCATTATATGTTCCTTTGTTTGGGCATTTGAATGCTTTTACCATGAATTTTAGTGGTTGTCAACATATTTTTTTCTTTCTTTTAGTGCAGAGTTAGCACTAGCATATGTATTTTTCATGTATGGCTTAACACTATTAGGGTTAGCATGACCTGTGACAGACATAATCTGACCCATAGGTACACCTGCTTCTACCATCTCTGTCGTTCCTGTCCTTCTAAAGTCCATTAACCATAGATTATCAGGTAGACCTGCCTTTCGCATTATACGTTTAGCCACCTGTGATATACGTTCTATGTTGTATGGAACATATTCCCCACTTCTATCTTTTGTATATGGTGCTACATATTTTTGAAAGCCAAAATCTTTTTCTTGTTCCACCAACATGTCAAGTAAATCCTCTTCAATAGGTAAACAAACTATAGAACGTCTTTTAGACTGTTGCAAATTTAACACACCTTTATCAAAATCGACATTAGACCACTCTAATAAACGCATATCACCTATCCTCTGACACCATTCATATGCCATTTGTGATATTAATCCAACATTTCTATATTCAAAATCGGCATAGGCTACATCAAGAAATCTACGCATTTGTTCCTGTGTCCATACAACAGTTCTTTTGTGTGTGGACTTCATCTTAAAGGTCATAAATGGATTTGTTTCAGCATATCCCATTTCTGTTCCAAAAGAATACATTTTTTTGACTACGGCACAGATGTGGTTTGCCATAGATATGCCACGATTAAGCCACAGTTCATATAACTGTCGTGCAACTGCACCATTAAAATTTTTCAGCTTTATGTCTGATACTTTTTTATTTCGATACATTGTTTCCATTGCAACTCGTAAAAAGTATTCATAATCTTTTTTAGTTTTAGTGCCTAATCTATTGAAATCATTAGATTTTTTATATTCGACAGACAAGCCTAGTAGTGTAGGAAACCTCTCTATAGATATGTTCTCCTCTAAATTAGAAATGTATTCGTCTATGGCATCATTAAACTCTTTAGCTTTCTGCCTTACTTCTGACAAACTTTCTCCTAAATTAATACGTTGTACAATATTTGCATCAACATACTTTTGAGGTGGGTTATATCTATAGAAGGATTTACCACTAGCCCAAGTTTGTTGCACTACATATCTTGGCAACTTTTTGGGCTTTGGCACATTGAC